TACGGTCGCGCGCTGCCCTATCGGCAGTGTCAGGCGGTGGCGGAGCGGGGTGCGTGGTGCGCCGGGCATTACGCGGCGGTTTATCGGCCTGATACGGCCTACGAACGAGCAGCCTAAAGAACCGGCCAGGGCGCCAACCCTGACCGGCTCTCCTGACCATCGGGGCGCCAACCCCGGATAGCCGTGCCTGATCCCCTTCTGTGAGGTCCAGACGTGCAAAGCGAAGCACTCCCACCGTGGGAAGTCGAATCTCGACTGCCCAGGCATCCGAAAACTATTGCCGGCGTTCAGCATCGCGCCCGTATCGCCGAAGCCCTCAAGCCGCTGTTGGTGTCGGGCACGATCCTGCCGACCAACCGGCAGATCGCGGCCATGTTGGGGCTGTCGTGCCCGCAGAATGCCGGGCTGCACTATGCGGCGGTTCTGGATGGACTCGGGGTCGAGACGGAGTTGAGGCGCGTGACCGTGCGGGTGGTGGCATGACGCGCGTTGAACATATCGGGGACGCCACGCTGTATTGCGGGGACTGCCGCGACGTGCTGCCGACTTTGGGTAAGGTGGATGCCGTTGTTACCGATCCACCTTATGGCGTGAATTATCAAGGATCATCGACAAAATGGACAGCGCGAGACGGAATATCCTATGCCAGTTATGATGACACGCGGGAGAACATTTCAGAGGTCATAATCCCCGCGCTAAGAATTGCGATTTCGTGCGCGCGATCCGCTGTGATTACTCCCGGTTCGGCTTGCATGTTTCTCCACGATGAGCCGCGCGCAGTTGGTTGGATTTATTATCCGTCCGGCGCCAATAGCGGTCCATGGGGGTTTGTTTGCGGACAACCGATTTTTTATTATGGCCGCGATCCATATCTTGCGAAGCAGTTGGGACGGCTTCCCAACTGCTTCGCAAGCACAGAAGCCGCAGAGAAGAACGGTCATCCATGTCCCAAGCCAATCAAACAAACAGAATGGTTGGTTAATCGGGCATCTTTGGGCAACGAGCTTATCCTAGACCCCTTCATCTGTTGCTTTTCTTCGTCGGTCAGGACGCGATACGCATGGCGCATCACGTTGTTGACGGTTCTCTGATCGGATGCACTGTCAACCGTCGCTTGTGTGTCGCTCATTTCTGATTTCCTTATGAGATAGCCGGTCAGCCGGACCGGCGCGGACGCTTACGCCGCGCGCTCGTAGGCGGTATCTGGCCGATAAACCGCCGCGTAATGCCCGGCGCACCACGCACCCCGCTCCGCCACCGCCTGACACTGCCGATAGGGCAGCGCGCGACCGTAGAGGTATGTGCACTGGTGGCGCGGGTCCGGTAGGTCGTAGCTGGTTGGCACGACGGTCTCGCATGTGATGGAGGGCGGCTTCGGTTGGGTTGGCTCGAAGGCGCTGACGATGTGCGAGGGGGCGCGGGTAGTTTTCTTCAGCGGCCCCTTGTTCTTGTTCTGGTTGGTGCGCCGAGCGATGATGCCGCGCCGTCCCAGTAAATTGCGCCTCGCCTGCACGGCCTTCGGCGTGCGCCCGGGTAGCATCTCGGTCAGGGCGGCTGCGGTCTTGGTCTGGTTGTCGGAGATGATCTTATCTTCCTCGGGGCGCCACGCCACGATGATCGGCGGCTTGTCGCGCTGCACACCAGTCCGAACGAGCGTGGAGTTCACGATATCGCTGCTGGTCTTCATGCGCGCGGCGATCTGCGCGGGACCCATACCCGATAGCGCCATCTCGACAATCTGCACATTGCGAGCCAAAGCCTCGGGCGTCCTGCCCCGTACCTCGTAGCCCTGCACGACCTGCTGCACATAGGACGAAACCGTCGCGCACCGCTTGGAGCAGAATACCCGCGCAGTCTTGCGCATGTCGGTCGGGCGTCGCTGGAACACGACCCCACAGGCGCATGTCACCGACACCAGAACGCGCCGCGCATCATTCATGCACGCCGCCGAGCAATACTTACTCGTCGCACGGGCTGGGTAGGTCTTGCTGCAATGGCAACAGACGCCTCGTTGCGGCACAACGGCCAACGCAGCCCGCGCTTTCTCCTGACGCTCACTCACCGGCATTCCCTCCTTCACAATTATTGCCGCCCGAAAAAGCCGCCGATCCCCGCTAAGGGACCGGCGCAGTTTTCACGGACGGGAGAAGCATGTTGCCCGACTTCACGGACCCCGACATGCCAGCGGGAAGGTTTGGACGACGCAGCCCCGCCGGGACGGACCCGACTGCCGGTCTCTGCATCGTCCGCGCGCCCGATCAAGGCACGCACGCATCGCCCCGTGCCGACACCCGGCAATGACATGCCGAAAGGGGCTAGCGATCTCATAGCGCCGACCTCGCGATTTCCGCGATGCGCGGGTTGACCGATTCATACGCCGTCACAGCCGTCAGGAGCGCGGCAAGCTGTGCCGGCGACACCTCGATGGTCCGCACCTTCAGCACCTGCGGCAATGACCAGCCGATACCGAAATGCGTCTTGATCTCGATCTCGGACCCGATCCACGCCAAGTTCGAGCGGATGTGGCACAGGATCACGTCCATGTATCGAGGCGTCACGCCGTCGCCAGCTTCCCGGTCAATCACGTCGTGCATCCGTTCGCGCGTATAGACACGGCCCTCGACGCTCAGCAATTCTTGCAGGAACACCATCTGCATCCGAGTGATGCGGGCCTTCTTCTCGCCCACCATCACCCACCGCCCGCTGATGGTCGTGTTCGCTATGACGATGTTCACTTCCCGCACCACCGCCAAAGCGCAACCACAAGCACCGAATATGGGATCGCCACCACGACGAGGGCGCACACATCCGTCGAGCGCCATGACGCGATCAGCAGGGCAGCGATGCCGGCAAGTTCGATGGCGGTCATGATGTCACCACTCAATCGACAGGAAAACCACAGAGCCAGACCCCACACGACGCAGCAGAACAGCAGGACCGTGAGGATCGGGCGGGGGTTCATCACTTACTTCGGCTCCGGGAGATTAAACGTGCCGGCGTAAGCGGTGGTGAAGGTTTTGCGGCCAGCCAGCCACGCATTCCAAGCGTTGATAACCGCAGCCGCGATCTGGAGCACCTGCGTTCCGCCGCTACTGGTCGAAAGGTTGTCGGGCTGGATAAGCCAGTTGCGCAGCCGAAGCTTGGGATGCGTCAGGCTTTCGCCGCTGGGAATGTCCTGAAAGAACGCCGGCAACTTGTCGGCGTGGCTGGATCGAGTGGCAATCCAATAATAGGCCACGGCAACGGGTGTGGGACCGCAAACCTTTTGGTGCCGCATCGCCATATGGATGGCTGCATCCATCACGTCGGGCTGAAGCGTCTTCGCGTATTCGACGACCCGCTGCACGTCGCGTGTCGCGGAATACCCGACCGTGACCTGCATCAATGTCCGCGCAGTCGACCCCATGGTGTTCGCGTTTCGATACCCCGCCATACCGAGCAATTGGCCCGTCGTTCTGGATCGGCCTTGATCGATAACCCCAAATTCCTCACGCTCGGCCCCGAACGTGACCTGCAACCCGGCCGCGATGCCGCTGCGGGCGATGGCAATCAGGCGATGCTGGCCGTCGTTCAGCACGCCCGTTTTGGCAAACGAAATGCCGTGGTGGTGAAGGATGAACTCGCAGCGCTGCAACCGCCCCACATGTTTGAGGATCTGATCCTCGGTGGGCGTCCGATTGCCGATGTTGTGGGTCAACATCGCCGAGGCGAGACCCGGCGTGACGTTCAGCACCATCGAAAACCGCTCGTTTTTGCCGCGTTGGATATACGCATCGAGCGTGCGGCGTTCCTGCTGCGTCGGCTCAACTATGGCCTTCGCTGGGTCATGCCGGCTTTCGCTGACGCTAGACAAAATCGCCATATTCGGGGTATTCATTCAGTGCTTTCCTTCGCTGTTGCGCTCGCGTGCCCCAAGCACGCGGGCGTTTTTCGTTTCAGCCATCAGGCTGCGTCCCTCGGCTGGAACAGATCGGGACGCAGTTCATGAGCGGGGATGCCCGTCAGCGCCTCAATCGGCCCAACATGCCGGGGCGGAATGCGCTCCCATTGCGTGACCGCAGAAGGAACGATCTTGAGGCTGGAGGCCAAGCTGGAAGGCCCGCCGACCTGTCGAAGCACTCTCAGGAGAGGTTCATCATAATTGGGCATGGCCGCAGGATATTCAGGAATCCTGCAATCGGTCAACCGCCAAAACATCTTCACAACAGAAAATGCAGATATCCTGCAATTCGGTGTTGACGATGCAGAAGTTCTACATCAATATCCCTTCATCGCCACTCGATGGAGGTTGCACCGATGCCCGCAGATAACCCAGATCCCGAACGCATCCAGATCAAGCACCGCACGACCGATGCTGTCCTGTTTGAGTGTGAATTGCCCGTCGAGTGTCTCAGCATGCCGCCGTATATGAAACTTGGATGGGTTGCAAAGAGAGCCATTGCAGACAACGCCGATCTGGCCGGCGCCAATCTGGCCGGCGCCAATCTGACCTACGCCGATCTGGCCGGCGCCGATCTGACCAACGCCTATCTGGCCGGCGCCAAACTGGCCCGCGCCGATCTGACCTACGCCAATCTGGCCGGCACCGTAGGCATTGTTGGAGCAGGTCACGATCCGCGTGGTTATGAATTTTTTGCCGTGAAACAGGATGATGGGTGGAAAGTAAAAGCGGGATGCAGATGGTTCACTTTCCCCGAAGCCGAAGCACACTGGAAGAACAACTTAGATGCGTCGGCGCGGGTAAATCTGCTGCGGACGCTGGTTTCACTTCGCGATTGATCCGCCTGACAAGAACAAAGGAAACACGAGAATGCCCGCAGATACTCCCGCCCCAGACCACACCAGCCACGCCACCACAATCATCCGCGACAACGCCGGCTACACGTTCCGCGTGACGGATGCGACCAGCTACGACCACGCGTTCGTTGCGGTCCCTGTGAAGCGCACCAAGGTCGGGTGGACCGACAAGGCCAACGCGACACCGCGCCTTGTCCGCCGTCTGTTCACAACCGTTGTGGAGGGCTGAGCGATGCCCGACCAAGCGAAGGACCAATTCCGCGCTGCGTATGGAGCGATCCGCCTCACGCTAGCGTCCATCAGCAACACGGCGTCTCACGGTTATGTCGCTAGCAACTTGAGCAGCATCGCGACCGCGACCGCAAAACCAATTCTTGCCGCCGGAACCGCCGCCGCCGTTAGCCGCAAGTGGGCCGACCGATACAACGGCATCCAAACATGGCCGGCGGAAACGCGTCACCTCGCCGTCAATCGCGCCTTGCGGTGCGCGCAGGTCCGGCGCTGGGGGTTTTCAACGACACCATCGCGGGAGGCCGTGTAATGCCCGACCACCCCGCCTACCCGAGCCGGCAGGTTCTGGAGATTGAGGAAGCGGTGGAGAACGCCGCGTGGAAGGCGCAGGACGACGCGGACTTTCTGCGGATCGAAGCGGCGCGCTTCCTGCTTGTTCTCCGCAATCTCGACTTCCCGCACGCCGAACCGATCCCCGGCCACGACCTCGTGGACCTGATCGCTGTGCTGGAACTGGCTGCCGGTATTGACCCGCGTAAATACGGGACGACTGTTGGCGACATCGTGCGGGATCGGGAGTGCGAGCATGTCTGAGCACCCCGCCAATGACCTCCACCACGCCGACGGCCGGTTCTGGCTCGGTGACGAGGAAATCACCCCGACGCGATACGCAGATATCGACGCCGACTGGGTGGACCAACAGATCGAGCGCGCGATGGCTGAGCGTGTCGGGCGCAGTGCTGAACTGGGGAGTGTGGTTTGATGTCGAGTTTGCAGATCGACCGCGTGACTGGTGGGTTTATCGTGACGACACCGACCGAACGTGGCGTCGCATGTTCCGTCCATGCACTTGTGGCTGCGGTGCAGGTTTGGGCGACCAGCGAGGCGATGGACTATGAGACGACGCTAGCCTGCGCTGCGCCCCCGCCTGTTGCGCCGGATGCCGCACCCGCGCCGTTCCGTGTGGGGGATCGGGTGGTGCTGCGGGATTGGAGCCGGATGGTTCACTACCACAACAAGCCACTGGTCGTTGTCAACAAACTGGATAGCGGTGTTTCGGCCATCCCAAATAACGGTGGGCATCCTGTGTGGTTCGACTTTGACGAACTCCGCCATGCCCCCGTCGAGGACCTGTGACATGACCCACACACCCGAAAGCCTAGACCAGATCGCGGCCCGTATCGCGCTGATCCTGCCCGACGATGCCGCGACGCTGCGTTGGTGCGCGATCCAGTGGCGCCGCGTCAATCGCGCGCTGGACGAGATCGCGGATGATGCGTTGGAGCAGGCGCGTCTCGCTGAAGACGCAGCCCAGCGCGGGACTATCGTGCGGTTTCCTCGGATGCGGGTTGGTGGGGGTGTGGGGTGATGTGTGCAATTGATGACGCCGAACCCGTCGATGTCTGGCGTGCGTCCTATCCTCGCGCGCTCAAGCAATACAAGTGTGAGGAATGCAGAAGACTGATTGAGATTGGCGAACTGTATGGCTACGTCTTCACGGCTTACGAGGGGCGCGGCTGGACGTTTCGGACATGCCGCCATTGCCGTGTTGGACAAGGCTGGCTGTCCATCAACTGTGGCGGATGGATGGCCGGCGCACTGATGGAGGAAATGCAAGAGCACGTCAGCGAATATCCCGACATTGCTTTCGGCCTACGTCGGATAATCGCGGGGATGAAGCGTAAATGGACGCGGTTCGATCGCGCCGGATTGATGCCCGAGCCGCCGTTGCCGCGCGCAATATCGGAGATCATGACATGACCCACCCGTCCCTATCCCCCACGCCCATCAACTGGTGCGACGCCGCGTTGATGATCGCCTATCCGGCCTTCGTGTTCCTGATCGGCTTTGTGCTTGGGATGTGGGTGTCGTGAGCGCGGAACAACGCTGCGGGACGTGCCATTGGTATAACCCGCCATATTGCGATTGGGACGATTACAACCACACCCCTGATTCTGTGGATGTCACAACAAATCCGACCGGGCCTGATGACTGTCATAACTGCCCCACATGGCGTTCTCAGAAAACGCAGGAGCCAACAGCGTGATCCAAACCCACCCCAACCTAATCCAAGGCAGCGACGAATGGCACGCGGCCCGCTGCGGCCTCCTGACCGCCAGCGAAATGCACTTGATCGTCACCAAGACCGGCAAGGCTGCCAGCAACGACAAAGAGCGCGCACACGTCTACGAACTCGCGGCCCAGCGGATTAGCCGGTATGTCGAGCCGTCCTACATCGGCGACGACATGTTGCGCGGCCACGAGGATGAAGTGCAGGCCCGCATCCTATACGAGCAGCACTACGCCGCAGTGTCGGATATGGGGTTCATCACGAACGACCGCTGGGGCTTTACGCTCGGCTGTTCACCGGACGGCATGGTCGGCGATGCCGGCATGATTGAGTGCAAGTCCCGCCGGCAGAAGTTCCAGATCGAGACCATTTCCCGGCAGGAAGTGCCCGCCGAACACGTCATACAGGTCCAGACGGCACTATTGGTGACCGAACGGAAGTGGTGCGACTTCATCTCGTATTCGGGCGGTCTGCCGATGTTTGTCCTGCGAGCCTACCCCGACGACAAGATCCAAGCCGCCATCGTAAAAGCCGCGACGGCCTGCGAGGAACGGATTGCCGCCGTGATGGCGCAATACCGGGGCTGGACCGAGGCCGCGTTGCCGCTGATCGAGACCAAGCGGCGGGATGAGCAAGAGATGTTTGTGTGAAGGAGGGAGAGATGGACGGATTTGTGAAGTTGACGCGCAGGCAAGACAAAGTGCCGATTTGGGTCAACCTTAGTCGCTCGCGAACGATGATTCTTGGCCCCAACGGCGGATCTGTAATCAAATTCACCGAAGACGAATTCACAGATGCCACCGACTCCCCCCGACAGATCATGGCCCTGATCAACGGGCCGGCGGATCGGGATGCGTTGGTAGAGGCTCTGCGGGGCGAGCGGTCGCTTGTCGAGGATGCTCAACACATCTTGACGCTATATCTGCAACCCGATGGGCGATCCGCAGAAAGGACCATTGAATCCCTGCTGCAACTGCTCGATGGCGCGCATCAGCGCGCAATCAAAGCCGCGTCTGACGCCGCCATCGCTAAAGCCACAGGAGCCACCCCATGAACGACATGAGCGCCGTCATCATCCCGAAATCCGACCAGATCAACGCCGACGACCTGATTGCCGGGCCGCTGACGATCACGATCACGGAAGTCGAGATCAGGCCCGGCACCGAGCAGCCCGTCACGGTCCGGTATGTCGGCGACAACGGGAAGCCGTGGAGGCCATGCAAATCCATGTCGCGCGTTCTGGTGGCGGCGTGGGGGCCTGATGCCAGCAAGTATGCGGGGCGTGCCGTGAAGCTGTATCGCGACCCGTCCGTGAAGTGGGCCGGCATGGAAGTTGGCGGGATTCGGATCAGCGAGATGTCCGACATCGACAAGCCGATGGTGTTGGCCCTGACGGAAACGAAGAAAACCCGCAAGCCATACACGGTCAAGCCGCTGGTCCGCGAGCAGCCGCCCACCAAGAAGCCGAAGCCGACGCGCGGGGAATGGCTGGATGCGTTGGAGCGGCGGTTGATGGCTGCGCCCGATCTGGAAGCCGTTCATGCCATCAGTCGGGCGCCTGGCACCATGAAGGCGTTTGAAGTGTTCGAGGGCGCGGACAAAGCGCGGCTTGATGTGATCATTCACGCCGCCACTGTTCGCGCCTCTACTACTCCCACCACCCCAGCCGATGATGACGATTTTCCGGGGGATCGGACGTGACCGACCGTTTCGGCAAATGCCACTATTTCGACAGCATACAGATGCTCAGCGGGCCTTTTTGCTTGTGGATGCCAATCTATGACCTGCCGCCCTCTTGGTTGATCAACCACGACGCCAAAATCGGACCAGAGGACTGCGCTAAATGTCTAGCGTTCATCCCGCCCATTGACCCCATAGAGACGGACATCCCGGTATGAGCAATGACGTGACCGACGAATGCCGCCCGGCTGCGGGTGCTGAAAACCATTGGTTCAAACACAATGACCATGGCTATCGGCTATACGAGCGCATATCGGGAACAGCCCTCGGCACCTTCTGGATGTATCGCGATTTCGGCGGCAAGTCAGAAACGCTTGCTGCTGAAGGCTGGACCTACCACCTCCCCGCATCCCCCGACGACGCGACCGAGCGCGCGAGGCTGGAACAGGAGGTTGAGAGGTTGTGGGAAGCGTTGCGGGCCATCAGGGATCACTATTTTGAGTTCATTGATAATTCCGACCTAGACAGGCGGGATGCGGAAATGTCGGCACCATCAGTGCTTGCGGACATCAACGGCATCGCCCGCGCAGCCCTCACGCCCGGAGACGCATCGTGAGCGACAATCCCGGTCTTGTCATTGATTACTTAGGCGGGAAGTGCCCTGTCCAAGCGGAAGGAACGCTTGACGGCGTTCCGTTCTATTTCCGGTCGCGCGGTGAAAGCTGGTCGTTCGGTGTTGGCCCCGAACCAGTGACCACTCCCGATTGGGAATACGAAGAACCATACGGAACTTGGCCAGACGCGGGCTGGATCACAGATGACGAAGCGCACGCTTTCATCGACAAAGCCGTGGCGCTGTATCGGTCGCGGGAGAACACCCCATGACCCCCGCCGACCTGCGCGCCATCGCCGCCCGCGTGATGGCGGGGGAGGATGTGCCCGCGCATAAGATCACGCACGCAATGGGACAGACCACCGTTTCGCAGTGCCTCCACAGCCTCGACGCCGCCGACCTGCTGATGGCGCCGCTGCGGAAGCGGGGGTGGCGAACGCGGTTCGGCGAAGCGATTGCTGGTGGGTGGTATGCCGTTGCAAATCACAAGCGTTTGGCTGGTCCGCCTATCTGCTTCGCCCCCACCGAACCCCGCGCCCGCACGGCCCTCGCGCTGCTGTGCCGGGCGGTAGAGATGGAGGGTGAGACAGCATGACCGACGAATGGGTCCCACACCGCCCCGACGACGCCGAAGCGCGCGAGCGGTTGGAGCAAGAGAACAAGCGGTTGCGGGAGGCTTTGGACATCGCCCGCGAGGGGCTACTGATCGTCTCAGGGCAAAGCCAGTGTATCGACAACCTTTTGAGCCACGAAGCCGTCGCACTAGAGGCGTTGCGGCTGATTGAGGAGCCGGGAAATGCCAGCTGACCCCGCGACACCTCGTGAAGTGATCCTGAAACCGGGATGGTTCTCGCTCGATCACGCACGAGCAAAAGCTCGCATCAAGGAATGGCAGGCTCAGCGCGTATGCACGCACGTCCTGCGGCCTGTCTATCACTCATGGGCGTGCATCCATTGTGGAAAGATGTTCAATGACTGACCCCGCGACCCTGCGCGCCCTCGCTGGCAAGCACTACGGCGACCCGTGCATCCATTGCGGCATACCACACGATGACGTTCCAGCCGGGGCCTGCAACGGAGACGCCACAAAGGCGATCCCCATAGCGTATCGCAAAGTAGAGACGCGATGGGACGGATACGATCTGCATCGTGTTCGCTACTCGGACGGTTCTGTTCGTGAGCATTGGAGCCACGTCAGTATGCACGCCCCGTATTACCACTGGGGTCGGTTCGATGAACTCACCCAACCCCCGCGATGGGATGCCGCCCTATGACCACCCCAGCAGAATACCGCGCCCTCGCCGCCCGCGTGATGGCGCTCAATACCCTGATCGCCCGCGCACAGGAGTTGCGCGACGCGGCGGCGAAGGAGATTAAGGAATGATTATCACTGAACGCCTAAGCGAAGTCCTCACCACGAGCCTGGATAGCGGTGGGCACAAGAACATCAGCGACGGCATGTGCGTCATGGAAGCCGTCGCCTATGTGGCCGGTGAGCCATGGTCCGATCACCCAGCATGTGCGTGCCCAGTGATCAGCACATTCCTCCGCTCCTGGAATGATGCGCTTCCGGACGAACAGCGCACTGATCTGTTGCGCCCGATGATCCCTCTGATGGTCGGAACGCGCTCGACGCCGTCAGTCGAACAGCGACGGGCGACGATGGCGGCGGATTGGTTGGTCCGCGTCCATACGCCGGCATGGCTGAGGCTGGCTGGTCTGACCGTGCGGGCAGACGCGCTGGCCGGTCTTCCGGAGATCACCGATTTTGCCCAATGCCCATGGTTGATGCCGGCACTCAATGCTGTGCGCACAGATGCGGACGCTGCCGGGGACGCTGCCTGGGCCGCTGCCGGGGCCGCTGCCGGGGCCGCTGCCTGGGACGCTGCCTGGTCCGCTGCCAGGGTCGCTGCCAGGGCCGCTTCCGGGGCCGCTGCCTGGGCCGCTGCCTGGTCCGCTGCCAGGGTCGCTGCCAGGGCCGCTTCCGGGGCCGCATTAAAACCCACGAGGGAAGCCTTGCAGGTGTCCGCATTGGACCTGGTGCATTGCATGATCGCGGTCGGGACGCCGAAGGAGGGTGATGCATGACCGACTACGAGCGGTGGAGGATCGCCCTATGACCACCCCAGCAGAATATCGCGCCCTCGCCGCCCGCGTGATGGCGGGGGAGAATACCGACGATCTGAACGAGTATATCTTCAACGCTACGGCACCGCACGGCGACGGGATAAAGCATAGGCTATGGCAGGATATGAACGGAAAGATGCGCGTGCCCTACGGCATGTTTTTCCGCGACCTGAACGCCGCCGACGCGCTGATGGCGCGGTTCGGGCACAACGTCGCCGTGACCATCAGGCAATACGTCAACGCCAATTGGATTGCGGAGGCCATGTTACTTCACCCCGATGGCGATTGCGTGCAGATTGAAGCCTCAGCCCCCACCGAAGCCGCCGCGCGTGTGGCGCTGGCGCTGCTGTGCCGGGCCGCGGAGGGGGAGCGGTGAGCGCCCGCGAGATCCCGATCCTGTTCAGCGCCGCGATGGCGCGGGCCATCCTGGCGGGGCTGAAGACGCAGACGAGGCGGATACTGAAACCGCAGCCACGAGGGCAACCCTGGTATTGGGCGGGAGACGAGATCGACCCTGTCGCACAATGGTTCGATGGGTGGGAGGAAGGGCGCAGCGCGTGTGGCGCGCCAGAGCGTGAGGTCAACGTCCCGCTGGCTGGTTTGCGCTGGCGTGTGGGCGACCGTTTATGGGTCAAGGAGACGTTCCGCGGCGCGGCAGGATACGACCATCAGCCACCGCGCGATTGGGGCAACAAGCCAATCTGGTATTGCGCTGACGGGGAACCGCCGGCATCCGGTAGTTGGTGGTTCCTATCGAACCGCGCCCGTTCCCCACTCCACATGCCACGCTGGGCCAGCCGCATCGACCTGTTGGTGACCGGCGTTCGCGTGCAAAGGTTGCAGGACATCACAAGCGCCGATGCCATCGCCGAAGGATGCGCAGCACAGGCCGACAGCCAGACCATAGACTGCGATACGCGAGACCCACGCGACGAATTTCGAGGCATCTGGCACACCATCAACGGGGCCGCCTCGTGGGATGTTAACCCATGGGTCGCGGCCATCACGTTTGAAAGGATCAGGCCATGAACCCCAGCATCCAAGCCGCGATGCGAATCATCGAGGATTTCGGCGGGATCGACGGCGAACACCACAAGACGTGGGTGATCGACCAAGTGGCCCGTGCGTTGCTGGGAGACGGGTATGAGGACTGGGTTGCCGAATGGGAATCCGGGCAAGATGGCCCCGACACATATGCGTGGGATGTGGGGATCGCCCCATGAAAAGAGACGACCTGATCGCGCGTGCGCTGGCGGTGGTGGCGGACCCCATCTCCCCCGCCCGCCATGCAGCCGCGCTGCGTGTGGTCGAGGCGGCGCGGTCCGTGCAATGGGCTACATGCCACGAACCGTTGATTGCAGCCCTCGCGGCCTTCGACGCGGCGAAGGGAGGGGAGTGATGGCTGAGAACAGCAAGATTGAATGGTGCGACCACACCTTCAACCCATGGGTCGGTTGCACAAACATCAGCCCCGGATGCGACCATTGCTATGCGGAAGGATGGGCCAAGCGGACTGGACAAGCGGGGCTCTGGAGCGGTGAGCGCAGACGCACGTCGGCCAGCTACTGGCGCCAGCCGTTGCGCTGGGACCTCTACGCGGAGCGCGCAGAAATCAGGGCGAAGGTGTTCTGCGCGTCCCTCGCGGATGTGTTCGACAACCAGGCCGAACCCGAGTGGCGGCGTGCCCTGTTTGAACTGATCTGCGTGACGAAGAACCTTGACTGGCTCCTTCTCACCAAGCGGCCACAGAACGCGGCGCAGATGATCGAACGGGACAGCGTATTGGGCCGCCTTCCCGAGAATGTATGGCTCGGGACCACAGTGGAAAACCAGGAC